GCGGATAGAGATGATCAACGCAAAGACTAATGGCCAAGCAACAGAATCAAAAGCTAAAAAAAGCTTTAATATGCAAGCGTATAAAGCAACAGAAGGACAGGCGTAACAGATGACTAAAAAAATATTTGAAAAAGAAATACAAAAAGAAATGAATTGGGTTGGCACGGCTGTAATATCTTTTACCCTTTTTATTGTATTTTTATTTTTCTTCACAGTTTTAGTTGTTGCTAATCAGGTAATAGCTGACAAGAATATAGAAGAATTTAAAAATGATAGCTTCGTAAACATAGATGCGTAGAGAACAAGCAAAAGTTTTATTAGTAATCTGTGTGATTGGATTATTCTTAACTGTCACAGGTGGCTTGCTTCTAGCAGACGAAATGACACACAAATTTAAGAACCCTAGCTTCTCGGGTATAGGCACTTCTAGTCACTATCTAACAATAGAAAATCAAGAGTTCAATAGAAAAGAAGCCATAAGAGAAGAAATAAAAGCGTATCAAGAAGATCTAGAACGTGAAGCAGAAAATACAACCTTAGCTAGATTCATACGTAACTTAGAGAGTAGAATATATGCGCAACTAAGCAGGCAACTGGTTGATAGTCTATTTGGTGAAACTGCATCAGAGTTTGGCATTTTAGAATTAGAGGGTAACACCATAGAGTATAGGGTAGAAGACGATAAAGTAACATTAGTAATTACAGATGAAGAAGGCAATACTACAGAGATTACCGTACCTCTTGGTTCTTTTACTTTCTAGTTGTGCCTTACTTGTAGACCCTTTAGACAACGGAGTACCTCCTATAAGAAGCATTGAGTCAGCGCAAGTTGGTGCTTTACTTACAAACTTAACAGAAGTCCCTTCTCCTATACGAAAGCCTGTAGTGGCTGTATACCCTAAATCTTTTAAAGATGACACAGGGCAACGCAGGAGTAATAGCCAATATGCTAGTTTTAGCACAGCGATTACTCAAGCACCTGATGCTTATCTAATTAGAGCTTTGAAACACTCGGGTGTGTTTGACGTAGTAGAACGCAAAGGACTAGACCACCTTACCAAAGAAAGACAAATCATACGTACAACGCGCGAATCTTTTGATGAGAAGCAACAAGTAAAACCTTTGCTTTTTGCTGGTTTAATCATGGAAGGAGGAGTTATAGGGTATGAGTCTAATGTTAAATCGGGCGGGTCTGGAGCCCGTTATCTTGGGATTGGAGGCTCCAAAGAATACAGACAAGACTCAGTAACCATATCCTTACGAACTGTATCTGTTTTAACAGGTAAGATATTGATAGAGGTCTTAGTAAGTAAGTCAATATTGAGTGCAGCGGTATCTTCTGATGTGTTCAGATTTTATGCAAATAACACTGAACTAGTTGAAATTGAGAGCGGTATAGTAGAAAATGAGTCTATAAACATTGCTCTACAGATGGCAGTAGAGACAGCAGTTTTACAAACAATAGAGGAGGGCTATGAAAAAGGCTATTGGAAACATGAAAAAACTGACGTTGATGAGCCTAGTTGCGATGATGAATGTATCGCTGCTATACGCGGCTGATAATGAAATATTCATAGATCAATCTGGTGCTACATCTAATCTTGATATAGAACAAGTCGGCGGCGGCGGTAACATCATAGGTGGTGCAGATGCAGAAGCAGGCTCTATGACGGCACTAGATTTAGATGGTACAAGTATGACCTTAGATGTATTACAAAAAGGTGCATCTAATAAATTCTTAGGTGATATCTGGGCAGACACTTATACAGGTTACTTTTCTTTTATAGGAGACAGTAATACTTTTAACATGTCTACAGACGAAACAAATGCTACAGGTGCAGATGGTTCTAATGTAAATGTTCAGTTCACAGGCAACACAAACACAGCAACTTTGAATCACGCTATGACAGCTCTTGCTGCAAACTTGGATTTAGATTGGATAGTCCAAGGTTCAGGTAACACTATAACTTCTAATATTGATGTTGATGGTGCTACTAACTACATGGACATAGATGGTGATGATAATACTGTTACTTATGATGGTGACGGCTATGCAGGTGGTTACTTCTACCTAGACCATACAGGAAGTACGAGGACTTTTAATATAGACCAAGAATCTACACAAGATAATGACTGGCTCAAGATTACGTCTGTTGGCTCTAATGGCACAGTATGTGTTACTCAGTCAGACTCAGGTAATTCATTCGTCTGTTGATATAGGGTCTATATCTGAGCTCAGAGGCAACGCACAAGTCTTAAGAGACAAGCCTTATGGCGCTGAACTAGAGTTCAACATACAACAAATGGACGATGTTCGTACAGAGGCGGGCAGAGTTGCTATAACATTTGAAGATGATTCTACAGTTAAATTAACTGAACATTCTAAACTGGTCATAGATGAGTATATCTATGACCCTGACCCTTCTAAATCAAAAATGGCCTTGAAGTTTGCTAGTGGCACAGCAAGGTTTATCACAGGCAAATTCAACAACAAAAGTAACATATCTATACGTACGCCTACAGCAGATATAGCTATTCGTGGAACTGATTTTACTTGTACCGTAGATGAGCTTGGCAGGTCATTAGTTATACTATTACCAGATGAAAACGGTATATCTAGTGGCGAGATCCTCGTATCAACAGCATCTGGTAGTGTTACGTTAAACAAACCTTACCAGGCAACAACTGTATCTGTATACGAAAGCAATCCAACAGCTCCTGTTGAGTTAGATATTACGCTAGATTTAATAGATAACATGCTAATCGTAAATCCTCCAGAAGAAACCGAACAACAGTTAGAAGAAGCACGGTCAAAGACTACAGTAGACTATTTAGACTTTGAAGATTTAGATATTGATTATCTAGCAGAAGATTTTCTAGAAACAGAAGAAGACCTAGAGTTTACTGAACTCGATGTTGATATGCTTGCTACAAACTTCTTAGAAGATCTACTAAATGTTATTGATGCACTTGCTATAGATAAAGAAGAAGACCAGCTCAAGCAGGGTGGTGTAGGCATCCGTATAGTAGGCACAGAGATAGGACAAGATAAAGATACGCAGATAACTACAATAGTATCTGGGCAGAATATAAGTTTGACTAGGACTGTAAATCAAAGTGCTAAGGTAAATCTAGACGGCTCTGGTAGCTACACAATAGTATTTATACAAGATGGTGTAGCTAATACAGTTAAGGTTAATGGTGGTTCTTCAACTACAATAACAATTAAGCAAGGGACAGGATGAAAAAATTACAGTTTGGGGTTTTATTAATATTACTTAGCTTGCCTTTAGTTTATTCAATACCTTTACTAGAAGTAATCAAACTAAAAACTTTTGATGCTTTAGTGCCTGAGCAATCTCCATCAGACTACTTTACGATATTAAATATCACAGAAGAAGATATAGCTAATGAGGGTGGGTATCCTTTATCACGTCAGACTCTTGCACAAATACATATAAATCTTTTGCGTAGAGGCGCTATAGGCGTTGGGTGGGTTATGGCTTTTCCGCAACCTGACAGATTTGGTGGTGACTTTGAGTTTTCTGAGGCACTCTCCTTCTCTCCAAGCGTACTTGCTATGTTTGAAAACAACACGAACGAATATCCTGCAACCACGGGCACAGTGATACTCGGTGACGGAACAGGTGGCATCCCGGCAGAAGGTGTAATACAAAACATAGAAGTGTTGAAACAAAACGCTAGCCAAGGGATTGCAGTCGCTAGAACCGATATTGATAATCTAGTTCGTAGGTTGCCTTTACTCATGCGTACTCCTGATGGATGGGTGCCTGCATACGGTACAGAAGTTCTTAAAATTTTAGCGGGTGCAGACACTTATGTCATAAGATCTAGTGATGATGTAATACAAGAAATACGTGTTAAAGGGCTTCCACCAGTTAAAACAGACAATTTAGGGCGTAAGTGGATAAGTTTCGTGAATACCCCACAAACTAATCTTGGTGAGATGGATGTAGAAAACAAGTTTGTTTTTGTAGGATTTACTGCAAAAGGCATATCTCCGCAAATAGCTACGCCTGTGGGTTTGTTAGAGCCACATAAAATACAAGCAGCTCTTGCAGAATCTATACTCATACAAGATAGTCCTTACATACCAGACTACTCTTTTGCGGTAGAGTTTTTAATTTTTATAGTTGGAGTAGTGCTTATTTGGGTCTGCTTACACGTTTTTGGAATTACACTAGGGCTTGTAAGCGCTATATCTATATTATTACTTACAGCAGGTTACGGATTCTACACAATTAGTAATGCAGTTCTCGTAGATGTAACTTGGGCTCTTATTTCACAGTTTATAACAGCTACAGTAGCTTTTTACTTACGTTTCAGAGAACAGTACAAGCTACGACAACAGATCAAAAAGCAGTTTGAACACTATTTAGACCCTAGACAAGTAAAAGCTTTACAGAAAGACCCAAGCCTACTGAAGTTAGGTGGAGAAAAAAGAGTTTGCACGTATCTATTTACAGATGTACGTGGGTTTACTGCAATGAGTGAGAACATGGATCCCGAACGTGTGACTCAAATTATGAATAGAGCACTTACTATACAGTCAGATGCAGTTAAGAAATACGGCGGAATGGTAGATAAGTACATAGGAGACGCAATGATGGCTATATTTAACGCACCTCTTGACTTACAAGACCATGAAAAAGCAGCAGTGCTTTGTGCGCAAGAAATACAAAAAGAATTTAGAGAATCAGACATTGGAGTTTCAATCGGAATCGGCTTGAATACAGGTGAAGCGGTTATAGGCAACCTAGGTTCGTCTACCAGGTTCGATTACACAGCTATTGGTTCTGCTGTAAACATTGCAGCCAGATGTGAATCAAGTTGTAAAGCTGTAGGTGTTGATTTAATAATTGCAGAACCCACAGCTATAGCTTCTGGTATGACCTTAAAAGTCTTAAAACCTATAGAAGCGAAAGGTATTACAGAACCTTTGAAAATCTACACTTTATAGGTAAAATAAAAAGACCACTACAGGAGTAAACTATGGCAGGAAGAATAAAAACAGGCCCTAAAATGGGAATGGCAGGCGACATGGAAGTAGCAGAGTACCAAATGAAGCCAAATGTGCCTAACAGTGCTAATGACATGATGAGAGATCCTCTACAAGTTAGAAGGCAACTAGGTATGATGCCTATGTTAGGAGAACCTATGACCACGTATAAAGACGATTACTAATGGCTAGAATGAAGAAAAAGCCTTCTATGAAGGTAAAGAAAAAAAGTCTAACTAAACGTCAAGATGCGGCTATGAAACGCCATTCAAAACATCATACGGCTGCACACATGAAATATATGAAACGTCGTATGCTGATGGGCGACAACTTTAGAACTGCACACAAGAAAGCGCAGAAACAAGTTGGTAAGTAGTATGGCTCGTAATTACCGTGCTGAATATGATAATTATCA